AGTATCTTACCACCAGCCAATCTATAACCTGTTGATGAACCACCACCACCAGCGAAAGTGGATACAACATTAAACAATGCTTTCTTTTCACTATCTAAAGTATCTTGTAAAGTATATCTTTTATACATCTTCATTATTCCATTTTACTAATAACCATGTTATAAATGCGTATATCAATATAACATAAAAAATGGAAAGAGTCAAGTCCCAAATCATACTTCATTACCCCAACTTATCCAGCCCTCTCGTTTTCTTCTAGCAAATAGTTCTATGTAAGGGCCTTCTAACATTTTTTGTATATGTTCATAGACTATATCAGGTTTTCTACTATGTTCCTGTCTTTGTTCCACAACTAATTGTGGTATACTTTTATTTAGCCTTTTAGGTTTCCCACGAGTCGCAAGTAAACACATTTCAGGATTACCTCTAGTCCAATAACCTAGACCTGTAAAGAAACCCATTTTTTTGCGATTCGTTTTTGCCCAAGTAAAACCTACTGTCTTATACTTGAAACCCCAAGCTTTGATTACTTCAAATGCTTTATCTAATAATGGATCAACAACCCACATTAATAAAACTGAATTATCTTCTGCTATTTTATTTACTGGTAAATTACATATGTCTTTTAGTGACATACAATTATAGTGATTCTCTGGACTTCTATCTTTACCTTTTTCAGAATAAGTTTTAAAAGACCAAGGTGGATCAGCGTAAATTACTTTATATTTTTTGTTAGTATTAAATGTCATTAAAAATAGTTTATATTAATATTAAATCTCGCTAGAGCATTTGTACAAGTTGTGCTATTATGTGGTTTACTTGAGTCAAATATTAATGCTTGATTTTCTATTGATGGTATCTTTATATCGCCTAGTCTAGTATAACCATCATTAGTGTTAATAGAATATACACAACCTAAATGTGGAAAAGATAAATCAGTATGAGAATCGTGTTCTACTACTTTTTCTGTTTTAGGATATAAATTTACTTTCGCTCTAATTAAACTTTTTAAATCCAATCTTTTTGCTAATGGTACTAATATTGATTCAAAAAATCCACTTTGTGGCTGATCATATTCATATAACGAGTGAGTAAAATAACATTGATTCGTTTTCTCATCATCATATGCCACTGTACTATTGAAAAAATATGCCATATCACATCTATTAAGACCTCTTCCCATAGTTTTTTGTTGTATAAAAGTAAAGGTCTCTTTATCTAAAAAATTTTTTATTATTTTATAATCCATAACTTTTTGTAAAATATCTAAACAATACACATATCATTATAAACTGTGGTATTGTCCATTGAGTTTTATATGCCAACATGCTACCTGTGGCAAAACCCCAATGAATTGTTATTATTAATATGAGAAGATTAGTCAAAGAATGCCTCCAGACTTGCTTTCTTTTCATACGACCAACCAATAGAGTTTAATATAAAACTCATAGGGTCTAAAAATGTTTTTTGAAACATGGTATCATAATCTATATAGTCTTGTAATTTAAACTCACTAGGTAGTTTTGTGACATAACTTATCACATCAAACTTAAATGGGTTTGCCTCAACTAGTTTTAAAAATTTTATTTTATCACCTTCTTGTATTAGTGGATACTTTCTACCTAATTTAAATTGTCTTACTTGATGATTATATATCAAAGCACCTTTAACATGAATTGGTGTACCTTTAATGAATATATTATTACTGTGTTTATATTTAATTAGATTATTACAAGACCTAGGAAAAGATATTTGTTCTGCCGTCATATTGTAAAAGTCTTTTTTAAAATCAGCAACAAAGTTTTGTAAAGTATCTTCGTCTTTTGTCATTATAAGTTTAATCGCTTGTTTAATTTTGCCTCTACAAACTTCAGGTGTAGATGACTTAACAGCCTCTATACCCATAACCTTTAATTTAGGTTCTTCATATGTAATACCTTCTTCATCTAATACATTTAACATATATCTTTTTTTCGCAGTCCATATACCTTTGTCAGCAATCACTTCTCGTTTCATAACCATCTTTTGACTAATGGCATTTGTGTAATCTGCTAATTCTGCGAAACACTTATCTATAAAAGGTTCTATTCTACTACTAACAACTTTGTTTAAAAATTTTAATGTTTGCTCTTTTGTTTTACCTTTACAAGTAGCCTCAACTAGTTTATCTAAAGTAAGGTAGATTGAATCTGTATCTGACGCAACAATATAATCTACTTTATCATGTGTTTTTAATATTCTATTCATATATTCATTTACATTTTTCTCAATAAATCTAATTACAAATTGACCAGAGGTAGTAATGGCAGTCGCTTGTCTTACATCATAGTATCTAAAATATTGATTACCTATCGCACCATAAGCTGAGTTAAGTGCAATCTTTTTAGCCCATTGTATATTATGACAACGAGATATTTCTTTTGCTGTCTTTGGGTCTTTTGTCTTTTGATATTCTTTCTTCGCTTGAAATGCTAGTGTCTTAAACTTAACCCTATCATTATACATCTTTTCCATAAGTCTAGGTAAAAAACCTGGACTATCTGTCTTAAACATGGCGCCATTAGGAGTTATACAGGCGCCTTCTGTTTTTAAGTGAGTTAGTGGTGTCGCATGATTTAATAACTTATTTACTGTAATACCGTTTGATTTTACACCTATGATTTTTTCTGGTGAGATATTATACTGCATAATTAAATGAGGATATAGAGAGTTAATATCAAAAGAAACAATCCAGTTATGCATACCTGTGATTGGGTCTTTAACATAAGCGCCGTCATACTTATCTTCCTTAACATTATCTTCCTTTGGTGGTATCATTATATTATCTTTTTTTAGATAATTGTAAATTAACATATCCCACATTCTTACTTGCGAAAACACATCATTATAATTTACTTTAGCCTCATATGCCATGGTTAATACTAGTTCAATTAATTTTAGTTTATCCTCTAAACCATCAACAATCTCTACATCTTTAATATTATAATCAACAAACGATTGAAAATCTTTTGTGTACCAATCTCTAAAGGTGTCATAAGGGTTTTCATCTTTTTGTATGCCAAGTTCTACTTTGCCAATATAATCAAGTCTATAACTTTCTTGTTTTGTTGGTATAAACTTTTTATATAAGTCTAGGTAATCTAACATTACAATACCAAAAATATTATAATGTGTTTGTGGTCTACCTCTTACCACGATTGATTCTCTTTCAACTAAATTCCAAGGTGAAAATCTTTTTAATACTTTTTCATCTACTAGGTTTCTAATACGATTAAACAAATAGGGTATATCAAAAAATTTAGTATTCCAACCTGTGATTACATCTGGATAGTTCTTAATCCAAAACTTCATAAACTCCATAATCAATGACTTCTCTGACTTACATCTTATATAAGTGACATCTGGTCTATCTGTTTTAAACTCGCCAGTACCCCAAGTTATAATTTGTTTATTAGATTGATTTTTTACTGTGATTGCTAGTATTTCTTCTGTTGGATTTTCTACATCTGGAAAACCATTTTCAGCACTACACTCAATATCAACAGTAAATATTTTAATTAAATCTTTGTCAAATTCTATAACTTCTGGATATTGATCTGCGATATATTGATATTGATAACGGTCCATACCATACATGGGTGAATTATCTGTGTTATAATTCTTTTTAAACTCTCTTGCTTTTGATATACTACCAAATTGTATTGGTTTAAGATTTTGACCTTTTAATGTTTTATAACCTGTATCTTGTTGTGTAATAGCATATAGAGTTGGACTATACTCAATTTTATCTTTATATTCTTTACCGTCAAGTATACCACGGACTAATAGTTTACCTCTATGTTCAATTACATTCTTATAAAAATTCACTTAAAGTTCCTCTTTTAAACGACTCAACATTCTTTTTATTATACACATATTCTTTTGATAAGTCAAATGGTATTTTAGTTGTAGTTTTATATTCTTTTTCACCAGGTGCTTTTATCTTCCATATTAAATCTTTATCTTTTGGGTAATTGGTTGTCCACTTTGTTGTAGATTTTTTTAGCCACCTTCTATATTTTTTATTCATAGGATAAATGTATCTAAACTGTTTACCCTTAACTCTACTTAATTTTAAATCTTTTAATTGTTTTGGATTTGGTCTCATACCAACTTTACGATTTTTAGTATTAGGTATCTGTCCTTGTATTGTTCTCGGGTGTATCTTCTCACCTGTTTCAGAAACATATGTATCTGTAAAAGAAAAACCACCATACAAGAAGTTAGCTGATTGATAAACATAA